CTTCGGCAAAAGCACATCCTCGATAAACGGCATGATGTCGCTCAGCATTTCCGCATATCTGCCGTCATAGAAAGCAATGATTTTATCAGTGTTTTCCTTGCCGAAAAGAACGGCAAAAATGGCAATAACGGCAGTTCCAAAAGCTTCCTGCGCTTTTGCGCTCTGCGGTTCTTTCTGGATAAGTTCTTTTGCCATGACGAAAACTTGCTGCGCGTTGCTGATCTTGGCTATATCGTCAACATTGATTTCAACGTCGATCGGCAGCACAACCGCGCCTGTTTCGTCGCACAATTCAAGCCGTTCTTTGATTTTGCTTTTCCTCTTGATTTGATACGCCATTATGTTATTCCTCCCACATTAGCAATTCTGGTTTACGCGCCAGCAACCACGGTCGCGCTGCCGCTGCCAACGACAATAAACGTGCTGACATTGACCATTGCGACGGTGACATATTTGCCGCTTGCGATCTGGTACGTTGCGCCATTGACAAAATCGTTCCAGTTAGTCAGTACCGTACCAGCTTCAGCAGCGGGCGCAGTATCGCCGACGGCGTAAACGAACTTGCAGCCAGCGTCCGGGAACGTAGGCACAACGGAAATGACGGTCATGCCAGCAGCAGCGCCAGCCACGCTGTTGACGGTGAGGTTTTCGGACGGTGCAAGAGTTTCGATAACAGGACGGCCATTGAAAGAGAACGTCACAGCGACAGCAGCGCCAGCGGTAGAAGCGCCGCCGATGGAAGTAACGCCCTTCATGGTGACGTTGATGGTGTAACGGGTGATAGTTCCGTCTGCATTTGCTTCGCTGTATCTCAGGTTGGTATGACGGCCAGCCATGAGATTGAAGCGGTTGCCAAAAATGAAGTCCTGTGCAGCGTCACCGACTTTGCGAACGCCAGTGAGCGCAAAGGACGGATGAATCGCCACGACTTCATCAAAGCCGTAGCCCTTCGCGCACAGACTGAAAAACTCCTGCACCTGCTCGTTGAGCGCTTCGGTAACGTTGTCGAAACCGTCGCATACAGGGGCATAAGTGCGGGCCGTGCCGTGCGGCGTGGTGTCGATTTCAAAATCTACGCCATAATTTGCAAGCATCCAGCTCATAAATTAAATTCCTTTCGTGTTGATTTTTACAAGCAGCGAAGACGCATAAAGCCATTGACTGTTTGCTTCACGGCCCACAAGGCGCGGGCTTGCTACAGTTTCAATGCTGTAAATGCGCCAGCCGTTGCCGCTGGGAAAGTCTTTGCGCTTTGTCAAATAACGGTGAATCAAATCAAGCTGACGGATAACCGCCATTTGGTCTGTGTTCTTCCCGTTGCAGATGATTGACATTCGCTCATTGCTTCCGATGTCCAAAAAGATTGTCTCAGGAGCGCTGTTGCCGATCATGGCTATTCCATTGTTCGGCGGCATTGATCCCGTCAAAATCTGTTCGCCGCCGATTGCCGCGCTTGCCATTGCAATGACAGCTTGCAGGATTTCGTCATACATCAGCCTCCCGCCCCCTTTACAAATTCGTTTTGTGCTACGGTGTCCCAGTCTTTTTTATAGCGCTGCCGCGCTGTTTCTGTCCACATAGTGGACGGGTTCTGTGTATAACCTTGCGTGTGGTCGTGTATCTGGTGTGAGCCGTCAGGCCAGCAGCCGTAAAACTGATATGCTGCATATACAGTGTTCCAAGTTGCGGCATAATCGTCGCTCATCTTTTCGACTCTGGAAGAATCTTTCAAGATGTGCTCGCCGTCATCCGGGACAGAATACTGGTTGCAATCGCTTCTGATCTGTTCGGCAAGCGCTGGGCCGCATTGCTCTTTGCCGCGCTGTAAACGCGCAGTCAAATGTGCGCGGTCAAGCTCTACAGTTACATTGTTCAACTCAGTCCCAGCTCCCAATGGTGAATGTTGCCCTCATCATCGGGCAGCCCGTCGATTGTCTGAACCGTATACGTCCCGCTCACGCCGCCGCGACGATCTTTGACGGTGCATGTCATGACAGCGCCAGCCGCTTGCGCGTCGGTCTGCAATGACCAGTAATCCAGCGCGGGAAAGCTCAGCCGCGCGTCAATGTACAAAGTGCCGCGCAGAGTGACTTCCTGATTTGTCGCGGTTCTGCGCGTGGTGTTGTCGCTCTGTAAATGCACACGCTGCACAGTCAGCGTCTTTGTCGCGGGCTGCTGATAATCCGTAATGCCAACAGGCACAGAAAAGGTCACAGTGTCGCGCAAGATACGCGCTGGAATTGGTGTCAGCATATCAGTAATACCCCCACGGATAAGGCGTGCTCGGCATCTCGCCCAGCGTGTCGACCTGCGGATTGAGCAAGCCGGTCTGCTCAAGCGCTGCAATTGCCGCCGCGCAAATCATCGTAGAAGCGCCAGCACGCGTCGCATTGCTCGCATGACCATTTACATGCACCTTGCCGACAGACCAGCCATTTGCGCCGTTCTCGCCGTTCACAGCAACATCTGTGCCGTTGATTGCATAATACTCAATCTGCGCACAGATAGCATCACGAATCGCCGCCTGTTGAAATTCAGGGAGAGCGGCATAGTTTGCCGCCCTCCCGTGGGTGATTTGAACTACTGCGCGTTCCGCTCTTGTCGTGGCACGCTGAAATTCATCCGTGGCGATTGGCTCACCGAGATACGTGTTGTTGTAATACTCAATACATACAATCGCCATAGCGGTTCTCCTTATCAGGCTTCGATGTTGGCAAAGATGCCAGCGTTGCGTCTGGTCAGCAGGAACACATCGTAGTAATAGCGCTCGTAGTAGAGATACTTGCCCTTGTTGCCAGCGGTGGGCGCCTCGATCATGGAAACGTCATACACGATGGGAGCGGCAATCGCCATGGGATCATACAGCGCCATGTTGATCTGCTTCGCGCCGGTGCCGGTGGCCCAGCCTTCGGTGAAGCTGTAAACGGTCTTCATCATGTCGCTGGGAACCTCGCGGATTTCCACGCCATCCAGACGGGCGACATTGCGGTCAACGCCACGGAAGCCAGCGCCGGTATCAACGAAGCGGGTAATGCCAGCAGCTTCTTTCAGGAGCTTGTAGGTGGCAGGAGTCATGACGCAGCGCACGCGGTCACGATTGACGCGGGCATCGACCATAGCAGCGAGAGCGGTGTCCCACTGGGTCAGGATGTTTGCAGCGGTGAGGACGGTGTTGTCAACATTGCCAGCAGCAGCGGCGAACGTCGCAAGCTTCTGTGCCATGTAAGCGTCCTGCTCGGGAATCTTCTGGAACTCGTTGAAGGTGGCGGTCACGTTGGCGATGGTGGCGACTTCGTTGGTCTGATCCATGTCCATCGGGTCAACAAGGGTGCTCCACTCTCTGTCCATGGTCAGGTCGCAAGCCTGCCAGTCGATGTTCCAGTTTCGATTGAAAACGCCGGTGATCTGGTCACGGTTGGTTGCGACAGCGCCAGAAGTCTCCATATAGGGGATGTAGACGGTCTTGCCGCGCAGCGGGCGGAATCTGCGGGATTCACCCTGATTCCACAGATCGGGGTAGTAGGACAGATAAGGATAAGCGTTTGCAAGCTCGGTGCCATACTGAGCTGCGTAGTTTACAGGATTCTGAACAAAAGGCATGATTTATTCTCCTTTACTTATTTTTGGGGATAAAGCCCCATGTGTCCATGAAGCTCGGCCCGGTGTGCCCGCTGGGGGCGCTGCCCTGAGTGGGGGCGCCAAAGCTGGGCTTTGCGGGGGGCTCCGTCGGCTGTTCGGCGACAAAATATTCTTCGTACTTCTCGCCGATGGTTTTGAGCTGATCGGCAACAGCTGGCGCGTTGTCAGAGCGGTCAAGCATGCCGAACACGGTTTCCCGGAACTTCGGCTTGACTGTGCTGAAATCTTCGCCGCCGATTGCGCGTAACATGTCGCGCTCCTGCGCTAACTTCTGATACTCTGCCGACTTCGTAATGTCGACAGGCGCGGTCTTTGCTGCTTCAACAGCAGCGTCAATCTTGCCCTGAACGTCACTGGTCAGCGTGTAGTTGTTTGCAAGGCTTCTGTTGCCCTCGGTCATGACAAACTCAATTTGTTCATCGGTCAGGCCCTGAGATTTAAGGTCAGCTCTTTTGAAAAGTGCCATGATAAAACGTCCTTTCTTTCCGCTCTGAACGGGAGCGAGTCGGCATTTACCGTCTGCCGTTGACGTACTTGGTTATGAAAAAAGCAGCCTTTCGGCTGCTCAGATCATCAGTAATTTATTCGTCTTCTTCTGGCGCCTGTTCGCCCATCTTATCGGCCAGCTCGCGCAGCATGTCGCGTGCGGTCTGAAAAAGGCGCGTGCGGTTGTCCCCTTCTGCGCCGTATGCGATGCGTGCAATGTCGCGGATCGCGTCAATCTTTCCCATCAGCATTTCAATTTCCATGTTAGGCCACATTTCAAGCGTCCTCCTTTTTTCTTCTGCCGCGTTTCTTCGGCAAATTTTCCGGGGCTGTAGCGGTTTTGTTTTCAGGCGACAAATTACCCGCCGCAGGAGCTTCCCCGGCCTTCTGCGCGTTCTGTGCCGCTCTGTCGGCTTCTAAATCGGCATGCAAGCTCGACAAGCTCGGAAATACCTTTCCGCACTTGCGACAGACAATGCCGTCAGCCGTTCCCATGAGGTAATTCACATCATGTTTACAGTGCATCTTGTGTCCTCCTAAATTTGCTCTCGGTCATACCGGCGTCTCCTGCCGGTTTTGTTGATAAACTCGCGCATCTCTGCTTGCGCATCTTTGATTTGCTGCTTTGCTTCGTCGGAATCGTCGCCCATAGCAACAACGCGCTTTGCCGCGCGGATTTCGCGCTCAAGCGCTCGCTGCTGCTGGCTCTCTGCATACTGTTTCTTGTTTGCTTCTTCGCCCTGTATAGCGTCTTCTCCGTGCGGGATAGATACGCCGGGAATAACCACTATAGGCTCATGCCCGCAGTTGATGCCGAACAGCCCAGCGGCTTTTCCGTAGCTTGTGGATGACAACGGCTCATAATGCACGCGCTTTCCGTTGCCAAGCTCGATCTCGCCCGCGCTGTTGTCCCAGCTATAAAACTTGCCTTGATACGGATAACACAGCGGTCGTGCTCCTGCATGGCTGCTCACCTGAAAAACCTGCGTGCCGTAGTCCTGCATGCGTGCGCGTGTAGCTTGCACAGCGGTATTATGCACCGTTGTTCGGATGTCCATGTTTACGTATGCTTCTGGACTCCATGTGCGCCCAGCGCGGTCTACAAAGCCAGTCAAGCCTTCCTCAGCAGCGCGGCGAATCGCGTTCCGTGTTGCATCGCGCCACGTTTCAGAACCAACGACAACGGCTGCTGCTTCTTCGTTCAAAATGTTCTGCATCGCCTTTGCCTGTTCTTCGGTGACCTGCGCTTGAACCTGTCCAACAATACGCGGGAACATATCAACGCTGCTTTGAAGCATTGTAGTGTTGACCATGTTCAATTTGTCTGCTGCTTGGTCGAAATACTCCTGAAAGACAGCGTTTGTGCTGTCGGCAACAGCGGGCGTGATATATCCGTCCTGCGCTGCCTGTTCAAGCTGCTGCTCTAAACGGTCAAGCGCTGCCGCCCGTGTTGCTTCCATTGTCTCGCGCATTGCGTCGGGGATTTCTTTTATCCACTTGTTTATGATCTCGGCGTTTTCCTGCGTGAGCTGCCCAAGCTCGGAAAGCTTCTGCATCTCCCACGAAGCGGTGTGCGTCCACGTCGGCGACGTGATGTGCTTGCCGATGTTGATTAAAAGCTCGTCCACAATATGCGCATAAATGCTTTCAATCGGTTCTGCAAGCTCTTGAATCTTTTCAGGTGTAATCATTATTCAGCAGTCTGCAAATTGATTCTGTCCAGTATGTCGCCCGTCACATTGCGCTCGCTGGCGATTTGCTGTAGCTCGCGCTCGGCGTCTTCTTCGGTAAGCGCCTGACCGTATTTCGGGTCAGTCAGGAAAGTCTTTTTCGACATAAGCCCAGCGCCGACAAGCGTGATGCCTTCGTTGATGTTCGTCTGTCTGTCCTGCGTGATGCCGTCATCCATTGCGACATTGACTTCAAAGCCGCGCTCGGCAAGCGCTTTTACGCTCTGCCCGTCTTCGGTGGTCATGTCGTACAGAGAAGCAACAGCAATAATGTTTTCGACAAGCCGAACAATAGCGGGCCGAATCATGTTCTGGAAGTTGCGAACGGTTTTATATGTCTTGCTGTTTTCGCTGACCACTTCGGTTGCAGTCTTGATGCCGTTGTTCTTCGCGTCAAAGGAAAACGTGCCAGCAGACAAACCAACCTGCAAAGAAAAGATGTTCAGGAAAGCGTTCATTGCTGCGACGTGTTCTTCCACGCGCAATGCAACGCTGTTGTCCTGAATCTTCAGGCTGTCGGGATCGTCGGTGCTCAGTGCTTCGTAGGTTTCGTCCGTCGCGTCAAAATACCTGCGCGGCACACCGGAAACAGGGTCGACAATCGTCTTGACCATGCGTGCCGGGACAATAATGCGCTTCTTGCCAAGCCGAAACTCGCGCACGAACGAATCAAAGCAAATGTCCAGCGCGTGCAGCGTTTCCATGGCGTTTGCGTAGACGGAAACACCCAGCGGCGAATTATCGTCAATGTTGTTTGCCGTCGGCGTTCTGAAATAGCTGAAAAGCGATTTCTCAACGCCTTGCACGACGGTTTCTTCATCCAGAAGCGGGTAAATCTCAGCGAGCGGGACACGCATGCCAAGAATGTCCTGCGCTTCCTTCGGGTTGCCGTTGCGGTACATCTCAGCGCGGTAAAGCTCGTTTGTGATGTAGTATGTCAGGCCGTCCCACTTGTGCCACTCAAGGCGGGTGTAATAATAACCGCCCTTCGCAATGCGGGAAATGAAAACGCCCTCGGTGATCTCCGCGTTGTCCCATGCGGTCGGGACAAACTGGTCAGCCATGCAATAGCCGATTTTCAATCGCTCGCTGTCAGGCACTTCGTTGCCTTCGCTGTCGCGCTTGACTTCACGCCAAACTTTGAGCGCTTCGCCGCCAAGCGCTGCCGCCTGTTCGATTGACTCAAGCATTTTGACGTTGAAATTGTTCTCGCGCAGGACTTTATCAACGAACGCTTGCAGCGGGTCAACACCACCGTCAGGAACCGTCACACCGTTTGTGCTGATGGACACATCCGTCTGATCTGTCCAGACCATTCCAGCAAGCTCAGAGCAGACAGCTTTCGACAGATTCAGATAGAACATGTTGCGCTTTGCGTTCGGGTTTTCAATCGTCGGCGCCGCGACAAGATGCCATGCAGAATAGAAGCCTTTATACAGATACTTCCATGGAAAGATGCCAAAATTATAAAACTGCTGAAACGCCGGGACGCCGCCCAGCTCAAAAACGCTTTTAAATTCGCGGGAAAGCCCCAAATCCGCTCCTGCCCTCATAAACCAGTTTTTCACCTGCTTTCTGATTCGTTCAAACATGGGTTACTTACCCCCATAAACCATAGTTCTTTGCAAAATAGTTGTGACCATAGCGCGTTTCGTCCATGCTGTGGTTGTAGGCGTCTACAGGCTGGCCGTTCGTGCCGATGCAGTAAAGCCCGGCTTCTTTGATAAACGGCTCTGTACCATAGCGCTCGTCCTCTACAAGATAAAAGCGGTCGTTGTTGATGCTGCTTTGGAGCATTTCGATTCCGCACATCAGGCCCTTTGACGTTCCTTTTATGTCGTGCGCGTTGTTGTCTGCGCCGTATGTTGTCAGGCCCAGCTTTTCAATTTCAAGCCTGAGCGCTTTGCACGCTGGGTCGATATAAATGCCGCTTTCACGCATCTTGTACTTCTGCCGCATGTACGGCAAAAACTCGCTGACAATGTGCCGCGCTTGATCGCTCATTGCCATTTGTGCGCCGTCATAGTACCAGTTCCCGACGCGGTAAAGCTTATAATCACGCATGCCGCGATAGTGCGGG